AAGTTCTTGTCATAAGTGTAGTCTCTCTTTCGTTTACACCTATACAATAATTCTTAAATAGACATCATTAATGTCGAATATATTAACATGTCACCAATGTATCTGTTAAGCCTTTATTTTTTGATTTGTTGAGAAACAAAGATATTGAAGAAACTACTTATTATTCCGCTAAAGACGCTTGTAGTTCTGATGAATATTATGAAGATTACAAAGAATTAATTAAAGAAGAATATGAAAAGTTAGGAATTGAGGTGTTACAAGGCTATGAATAAATATAAGGAAGCTTTAAATACAATTGTTGATGCCATAAGGGATTACGTGTCATATAGAGAATTTGATTTGTTGCCTAGTGAAAATGAAATATACGGTGTAATGGCATTACTTAGAAAATTAGTTAATAAAGCAGATTCATTTGAGTGGATTCCTGTTTCTAAAAAGCTTCCAGATGAGCATGATAGCATCTTTGCTAAATTGTATGAAACAGATGTAGTGAACGATATGCTTTGGAGGACGCGATCAAAAGAGGTGCTTGTGACTATTGAATATGAAAATGGTGCAAGAACTGTTAAATCATCACATACAACTGATGGCAAATGGTGGATAGAAAAGGAAACTACATTAAGTAAATTTAAAGTTATAGCTTGGATGCCAATGCCTGAACCTTATAAGGAGAATGAAAATGAACGATATTAAAATACCTTCAATTGAATTTGTTCGATTGAAAAAAGGAATGACAGATAGTGAATTAAATGATTACATAGCAGAAAATGATGATTATAGTTTTTTAGTTTATCTTAGATACAAATATGATTTTGAAGAAGAATGGACGTATTCGACGGAATGTGCAGCGTGGAATGCTTGCGAAGATTGTGTAAGTTGGTTAAATGATTGGTATGAAGGACAACAAAATGTCGAGTATTTGGCTATAAGCAAATTAGAAGAAGAAACTTGTACCAACGAATCAGAATATAATTTAGTAGATGGATTTGAATGTTCAAATTGTGGAATTATTATCGAAAATTATAACGAAATCGAAATTGATGAAGATTATCCAGAAGATAGATGTATGAAAGAATACGCACCGAGATATTGTCCAAATTGTGGCAGAAAGATTGTAGATTGAGGTGGATTTAATGAAAACAAAACAAGAATATATAGATGCTTTAAACCGTATGGTAGAAGTATATGACAATCTTGATGGATGTATGAGTGCAATTAACATTTTTAATGAAGGCGTACATTTACTTGAGGGATTAGTGAATGAGCATTTTGAAGAAAAGCAAGAAACTAATCTTGATCATTATTTTGAGGATTTATTAAAAACAGGTGGTCGTTATGCTTTTGTGAATGGAAAAATCAAACACTGTTGGAATACGAGATGTTGCGATTGTGCGTTTAAAGACGAAAATTGTCATGGAGAAAAGATTAAATGGTTAGCAAGCCCGTATGAAAAGCAAACATACAAATTAACTCAATTTGAATATGATTTATTACAACATTTCTCGGTTGATTTTAAGTTCAAGGAAATGGGTTTACTAAAAGAAATGAAAGAAAAAGGACATTTCAAGAATATTAATGGTGACGAATTGATTAAAGATATTCTAGAAAGTTGTGAGGTAATCAAATAATGCAGAAAGCTATATTACTGAGTTTAGATGATACGTATGAAGAAGAATTGATTAGTAGTACTGGTAAACACAAAGAAGATTACATCGGTCAAGTTGGTAATATTGTTCATCAGCAAAACATTTGTGTACTAGTTGGCACGACTAGATATTTGTACGACATCGAATTTGATGATGGTGCTAGATTTTGCGTAGACAGAGAACAGATTGAATTTGTCGGAGAGAATGAGTAATGATTTATTTTATTGCAGGATTCTTTTTCGGTAGCATTGCAGCAATGATGTTGTATTCGATTGTTGTATCTGGAAGAGTCAACAATTTAGAATATCAGAATGAAGTGTTAATGCACGAATTAGAACAAAAGAAAAAGGACTTGGGAGCATACAAATGTATGTATCGCAGTTCTTATGAAGGATTTGAGGAGATGAAATAATCAGCATGAAGGGATATCAACCAAAAGAATTTGATAGAAGCAAAATAAAAGTGCCTGAATATTTGAAAAAAAATAAAGAGCCTGAATATGAATACAAGGTAGCGTGGGCTAATGAACGTAATAAAGCGTATATCGAATATTTATTGAATAATGGATGGAGCATTTTTAATGCCCAAATTCCTTTGATTTATTTTAGAAAGGAAAAAAAGGATGTTAAAGAAATACAGGATTAAATATATCAAAGACAATAATATTTGTGTGATGGAAGTTCAGGAGGAATCGAAAAGCATTGCAATGTATAAGTTCTATATGAAATATCCATCATGCAGCATTGAGGAAATTGAAGAGATTGCATAGGAGAGAAAATGAGTAAAACGGATTATGAAGAATATGTAGATGTTCAGGTGGATACACTGATTAAAAAACTTGAAATGTTCAAGATCTATGAAAGAAAGTTTAAATCGTTAGATGGAATTTTGAAGGATTTGGAAGTTCGTAAAAAAGAATTTTCAGATCCAAAATCCCCGTCATTTGAACAAAGATTAGATTCAAAGAAAAACAAGGACATTACAAATGATGTTCTTGTAAAGTTTATTTCAAAAGAAAAAGTGCTTGAAGACGACAAGAATCTTATCTTAGGAAAGATGAGAGAAGTTGAAACAATTATTGATCTTATTCCAAATGATGATATTCGTTTATATATGAAACGTCATTATATCAATGGAGAGTCGTTTGAGAAGCTTTCAGGAGAAAAGTACTGTAGCAGAATGAAAATGTATTACGCAATGAAAAAAGAGCTTAAAAAGCTAGTTATGGGAGATTTAAGCAAATGATTGACATGTTAAAAAGAATAGGTGAATGGATTGGAGATTATATCTGTGAAATAATATTATTTGGTACGCTTATTATTACAATTGTTTTAATTGTGTTGTGTGCAGTTGTTGTTTCTGATGACTCAAATGATACATCATCTAATACATCATCACATTGCAGCACTACGTTGATACCTGTATACAATGGAAGAATAACTACTTTAATTCCGATAACCAGGTGTTATTAATTATATGGAGATTTGAATAAATAAGTGAGGACAAACAATGCAGAAAGTAATCAGATCATACATTTTTGATGGGAAAAGTTTTGAAGAATTACAAAAAGCATTAGATGAAGGCTATGTTGTTGTTATGGCAAATAAGGTTGGGAAATGTGATGATGCTATTGAATACATTCTTGAAAAGAAAGACAAAGAAGTCTCGATTGATGTTATTGTTAAAGGATTAAGAGAATTTGCAAAAAGACTTTATGCAAGTGATGAACAAACAGAGTGGGTTAAGACAGGAATTTTACAAGCGGCAAAGCTCATTGAAGTAGGTCAAATAAGATGAGATTAATTGCATAAATATGTGGTTGAAAATTTCATAAAGTTTTTATTTTAGAAAAGTGTTACAAAGTAGCCTATTTACTAGGTTTTTAAAAGGTTTGTAGTTAGTCTGATAATATATAGTTATCGGACATAGGAAGGAGTTCAGATGATAAGCAAAATTAAATGGTTTTTTAAAAGATTATTCTGTAAGCATGAATTTATTTGGTGTGTAAAGAATGAGATGTTTTATAATCTCAGAGGTGAGACTCAGTTTCTTGTGTGTTTGAAATGCGGGAAAGTGAAAGATAGAAGATTTGTTGAATTTGATTAAATGTGTGCTTTATAGGATTGTCAAAGAAAAGAGGAATAAAATGAATAAAATATACAAATTATTAATGGTTGGAATGATTGGCGTTTCCTTATTTGGATGTGCATCTATGGATCGTTGGGGTACTGATGTAAAATCAGATTTGAATGGTGGATTGAATAGGATAATCAATGTGTATACAGCAGATGGAAAAATTATAGCAAGCTATGAAGGTAGAATTGATATTGAAACAAATGATGGTGGATATGTAAAATTTGATTATGATGGAAAAAGATATGTTTATTACAATTGTTTTGTAGAAACGATTGCAGATAAATAGGAGTGATATTGTGGAAGATTTCATAAAAGATGTTTTACTAGCGTTTGTTGCAGCTGGTGGATGTGGATATTTAAATTATTACGTTTTAACATGCACAAATGTGATTGAAGAACAAGACCGAGCAGATAAAGAAAGATTGTATTTGATGATCTTATCCTTGTTTAATATTCTTGTTTGCTTCTTCTTTAGTGATTATTTGAAATGGAATATTTATAAAAGTGTTTTGATTACATTTTTATTAACATTAATAAGTTCGTTTACTGTACATGCTCATGTTATTAAGCTTTTTAGAACATTAGTTAATTTGATTAGAAAAGGCAAAGGATTGTCAGAAATGACTTTTGGAACTATTCAGGAAGATGTTTTTGAAAGTGATAACATGACAATTGGATATTTCTATACTAGAGAAGGAAGTTTTATTGCGTGTGGATATATTGAAATGCATTCAGAAAGAACTGGTGAATTTACTATAGTACCAAGAAAAAGTGTATCTGAGAAAAGTTTTTCGGAAGCTTGTGCATTGCCAGGAGCAAAAGTTTTTATTAATGATGAAATGAAAATAGTCACCATCGAACAACGATAGTGACTGTGGAGGTTATTTTCCGCCTTCTGATGGTATTTCTTTCTTGACTGTGCCTTTAGTTCTAGATTGAACACCATCATTACTTTTTTCATTTTCTGTCATTTTGTTATCCTCCACGATAATTATACAGAAATAAGTTTATTAGAAAAGTTTAAGGAGTAAAGAAAATGAAATGTAAATTACCAAAGTTTTTAACAGAAAAACATATAAATATAGGTGATGAGCTTAATAAGCTGTTTATGATCAATAATACACAAAGTTTATTTGTACAATACGGAGATCGTGTTGTATGTGTTTATATGGCAGATGAAAAGTTTTATAGGTGTAATTATGATAAGAATGGTATACTCGTTATTAAGCATTATATTTGTGAATCGCAATTCAAAAGTTTATATAGAAAGTTTTTAGATAATGAAATTGATTGCTTAAACTATGAAGACGTAATGAATGGTTGCAATAAGTTTTATCTAAATTCAGATGAAGAATATACAAAGTTTTTAAGAGTGTTGTTCGATATGTAGAAAGTTTTTTAGGAGTGATGAAATGGATGAAAATAAGTTTTCTTATAAAGAAGTTTTTGTGAAGTATGATAATGTACAAATTAGTGTTGTTTGTTCTAAGATGGTTGAAAAAGTTTTTGAATACAATGCGCATGATGATGAAGATGTGCCTGTGAATTATGTTTATTATGTGAAGAAAGAAAAGTTTTCTCAGTTGCTGGAAAAGTTTTTTGACGGTTCGATTCTATGCAAGCATGAAAAAGAATCTCAAAAGTTTTTTCCAACGTCTCAAGAACAACTTGAAAAAGTTTTTTTGATCTTGGATAAGTAAGATTTTGGGGTGTTTGAATGCTTGAAGATATGTTTTTATTTACTGATATTTATATAAGATATAAAGATATAACAATATTTGTTGTATGTTCGGATGATGCAGAAATTATTTCTTTAGAAACAGATGGTTCTAAAGAATCATGGTATTTCGAAGTCAATAAAGAAAAGTTTGATAGTTTGGTTGTAAAGTTATTGAATAAAGAAATTGGAAATGATCTCAAAAAGGATTCAAAATATTTTTATATTAATTCAAGATCAAACTTAATGAAAGTGTTTAGTATTCTAGATCCTAGACAAATGAGGAACTTCTTAAATTGAAAAAGTGAAAAACACGGTTTATAATATAGATGGTTAATTAATTAGGGTTTTAATTGCTTTCAGTAAGCTTTTAAGGCCTTTTTTATATTCAAACAAAAGAAGCAAGAAAAACTTTTTGCAGCTGATCCAATTGAATTGCAGCTGATCCAACTAAAAGAAGACATAAAAAAAGGACTTTTCGCAAGTCCTTTTAAAATGGAAATTCAAAATCATCAATCATATTATTGATTTTTTGTTGTTCTGTAAGTGCTGCTTTCTTCTTCTTTTTTGGTGCAGCTTTTTCAATGCTTATTCTTTCAATTTTTCCATTATTGTATATATAACTTTCTTGGATCTTGTTTCTACTAAACAAGTCTATAGTTTTATAAGTTGTGTTATAAGTAAAAAGCAAAGATTTTGAACCTGGTTTACAAATCTTAAAAATATCCGTATTTAAAATATCAACATAGCATTTATAAATTTTGAAATAATAACAGATATCTTTTATTTCTTGGATATCAGACGCGAAAAGTTCTTTTTTTGCTTCTGTATTATAAAATAACTGAATATCATAGCTAAAAATTTTGTCAAGATCATGAGCCACGAACAACCTCAAGTCATTGGTTTGAGCTGCTGCATACATACATTTATTATAATCAAATTTAAAGCCATGATCTTTTAAAACTTTTTCAGTTGAAGCGCTTGGAGTTCCTAACGCTTCAACATAAATGTGCGGTTGTTTTCTTTCGTTTGTAACATAATAATTAAAATGGTTTCGTTCACGCTTCCACATTGTCATTTTTTAGCCCTCCTAAAATATCCAATGTATATAATGTGTTTACAAGTAGCCAAAGCTCGCGCGGTTCAAGCATCCAAGCAATGGTATCTAAACCATAATTAAGATCATATAAACCGTTTAAATGTTTGGTTATTGTGTAAGGCTTGCAGCTAGATCCATTTAGTCGATCTAGTTTTTTTTCTGTAAATTCAATATATTCATTGTTATTCATTTTTAAAACCTCCATTCATTATCTTCAAAAATATTTATAACAAGTGTATAAAGTTCTTTGCTTACTTGTTTAGAATCAACTAAAAGTTGATCATAATAAACGCGTATAACTTTTTCATTTTCGATATAAGCAAGATCATAAATAAATGAATTAATATGATCCGCTAAACATTCATATAAAAAGTCATATACGACAAAATTACCAGAAATAAGATCATTCATATATGATCTAATTCTTGCATATTTATGCAAGAGTTTAACTTCTAAAAGTCCCATTGTTTAACCTCCTACAATTAATAAATAAGTGGTAGTAAAATATTTAAAAGGCCCAATATTATACCTATAATCAATGTAGATGTGCACGCTGCTAAATACAATTTTAAAAATGCAAGTATGAGCACCTGGACGGCGCTCATATTGTCAAGTTTTTTACGTGTTAACATTGGAATATTACACCTACCAATCAATTTTAATATTTGTTAGAACATAATCCCAAGAAGTACCGTAGTGCGTAACGCCCCATAAATACATATCAAGTTTTTCATTGTAGTAAACAACTTCATCGATATCTTGTAATAATCTAGCGCCCCAATCATCCACAATAAACCATTGAAATACTTCTTGATATTCATTTTGTTCGTTTTCAAGTTCTTCTATTTGTTCATTTATTTCATTTATTTCATTTTCAATAATTTGCGATGGGTTATTTTCGTTTTCTTCTTCTAACTCGTCTCTTTTTTCTTCTAGTTCTTCTATCTCGTCCGTGTTGTCAATAATACCGCTCACTTGCTCCCATGAACCTATGTCATAAGTCAAGTCCATGATGTCATTGTTTAATACGGCATCGAAAGCCTTTGCAAGTGTGGCATAGTCTACACGTCCATTTTCTAAACCGTATTCACTAATAGCATTTCCATAATAGTATTTTTGTTCTTTCATTTTCTTTTTAACCCGTCTATGGTAGAATAGAAAAGCAATATATACAAGACGGGCTTAACCTCCTGAATATTGTGTATAATTGCCGTTGTGTGAATCCCTTTTGAGTTTGGCGACCTGGAAGGGGTTCACGTTTTTATTTTTTTTTGTTCATGTCTTTTTCAATCAAATCTACTATATAAGCGGTTTTATTTGGCTGTTTATCAAGCCATTTTATAAGGTCTATATTTTCTTTTTTCACTCTGATTTCGTATTTTCTATAATTGGCTTTATTAAATTCTTTTATATATTCTATTTGATTGAAAGAACCACTTTTTTTTCTTACAATGTTTACACCTCCTAAACTTGACTATTTAAACAAACGGCGCTATAATTTATTCGCTTATTTAGTGACGCTATTCATTGACTTTTATGTCTATGAGTAAGCGCCCTTTTTTTATGTCTAAACTTATTTTTATATGAAGTCTAAACAATAATTTATTTAATAGGCTTATAAACTTATCCATACTATCAAGTCCAATCTAAACAATTTATAGTTGTCTTGGCTTGGCTTTATGAGTAAGCGCCGTTTGTTTTGTGTAAGCTTTTTATTTAGCTTACACTTACATTATAAACATATACATGTATATGTCAATAAAAAATTAATAATATTTTTTGGCGCTCATTTTTTTAAAAAGCTTTTGTTTTTACAAACGTGCTTACAAGCGCCTATTTAAAAGGCTTTTAAGCGTGTTTGGTTCTAGTCTTATAACATATAGTTAACAGACTATTAAATATGTACATGTATGGACGTTGTGAACGTCCTTTTTTTTGTGGGGTTTGCTTCAGTTCCAGGAATACAAGTGACACGTTTAAACATATGGAACGGGTGCGCATGATTCAATGTATTGGAGTGATGCAAGACTTATTGCATATATAAGAACGTGCGCGCGTGTTCTATTAATAGAGCCATGGTCATGTTATGAAACAACGCTTTCAACAATGCATGTTGAAAGATGTTTCAACACAATAATAAATATATGAATGTCATATGATTGAAGCCGTGAGCGGTGCGGTGTGGTGGTAGCTGCATAGGTTTGATTTTTAACCCTGAAAGCGCCCAGGGCATGGATCAGATCAGCATAGACCCCCCTATCTTTCAAAAGTTTTTTGGGTTTTGGGGAACGGCGTGGGGAGTTCAAAAAAACTGGGTCGTGAGTGCATGAGAGGGGGTAAAATCTGAATTTCTTCATTTTGTACAGTGTACAAAGATAAACCGTGATATTCTGTAGTCGTGAAGATTGGAAAACATCTTCTAGAACAAACAAGGTAGTTCTTGGATTGTTTCATTTTAGTGCCCGTTGAAAAAAGATCTGTGGAAACATGGGTCTTTTTTCATATCACTGCATTCAAAGTATTTACTGTTAGTTTTTGTCGTCCTTTAAATCTGTTAACTGTAGTTATGGTCAAAACTTTGAATGTAGCGATATGAAAAAATATTATGGTTCAGAAGCAACAAAAACAGGTGCTAGAAATTACGCTAGAAAATTTTACTCAAGCAAGGCTTGGGAAAAGAAAAGCAAAGCGTATAGAAAGGCACATCCACTTTGTGAAAGATGTTTGAAAAAAGGTATCTATACCAGGTCTACTTGCGTGCACCACAAAGTGCACATTGACCAGGACAACTATAGAGATGTACACATTCTATTTGGCGATTCTAATTTGGAAGCGTTGTGTGACTTATGCCATGCTGAAGAACATTCCAAACGTAAACCATCTTTTGAATTTGATGAAAACGGAATGCTTATAGGATGTGGAAGGGAGGATGATGAATGCAAAAAGGAGCATGGAAAAAAAGAATCAATTCACAACTAGAGAATTTAGGCACATTTTCTCCTGAATATTCGGTTGCGGTTGATTCACTTGCAGATGCCTTGGCCCAATATGATTCAACAATGAAGCAATGGAGGGATTCGAGTAAAGCAAATGGCTACAAATCACTACAGATGGTTGTTGAATATACGAACAAGGGTGGTGCAACAAATTTATCGCGCTCACCATACTACATTATTACCGTTCAATTACGTGATCAGATCATGAAGTACTGCAAAGAACTTGGCTTGTCACCTACTTCACTCTCAAAGACAACAGAAGTATCCGGAAAAAAAGGTGATGAATTGGATGAGTTCATGAGCAGATTTAAATGAAATATCTAGATATTTATAAAGAACGTATTAAATCGGGTGAAGATGTAGTTGGTAAGTGGATAAAGCTTAATCTTCAATATGTTGAAAGAGGTTTAGCAAATGGAGATTTCTTCTATGATGAGAAAAAAGCGGAAATGCATATAGCGTTTATTGAAACGTTTTGTCATCACGTAGAAGGAAAAACAACAAAAGTGAAGCTTGAGCCTTGGCAAAAATACTATATTGCGTGCATATTCGGACTTGTTGATAAGAATGGAAAAAGGCAGTTTCGTGAAATTCCTACGGTCATGGGCCGAAAACAAGGAAAATCATTTCTTTGTGCAGGTATTGAACTTGATGTTGGATTTACATCGGATGAAGCAGGTATGCAGATATACAATATTGCGCCAAAGTTAAAACAAGCGCAGATCATTTACAATGTTCTGTATCAAATGATGGAACACTCTAAAGCGTTGAGTCAAAGAGTAAAAAAGCGTAGAACAGATATCTACATGAAACAGAACAACTGTAGATGGGAGCCAATTGCCTTTGCATCTAAAAAATCAGATGGATTCAACCCATATTTGACGATATTTGATGAGTTTGCAGCCTGGGAAGGTGAAGCGGGTATGAAAATGTACAACGTTATGTTGTCGGCAGGTGGTGCAAGACCTGATCCACTTTATATTCCTGTAAGTACCGCAAACTATATTGATGAAGGATTATATGATGAATTATTTGTTCGTGGAACATCTGTTTTACTTGGTACGTCTGATGAAAAACAAATGTTGCCTTTCTTTTACATGATTGATGATATTCAAAAATGGGATGATCCTATTGAGTTAAGAAAAGCAATGCCAAACCTTGGAATATCTGTTTCTTACGAGTATTTGCAGAATGAAATTTTAAAGGCACATAGCTCACCGACATATAAGGCGGAGTTTATAACAAAATATGCGAATATCAAACAGAATTCAACGGAAGCGTTATTTAGTGCAGAAGATATTAACAAAGTCAAAGGTGAAGAACTTAGATTTGAAGATTTTGCACATACATATGCAGTTGGTGGAATTGACTTGTCACAAACAACCGATTTAACAGCCGCATCTGTTGTTATACGAATTCAAGAGCAGGACTACATATTTACTCATTTTTGGCTTCCAACATTAAAAATCAAGGAGCTAGAAGAAAGAGACAAAATACCATATACAAGATTTATTCAATTGGGATATTTAAGTCCAAGTGGGGAAAACTTTGTACGGTATGAAGATGTTACGGAATGGTTTGAAATGCTACGTAAGAAATACAAGATTTATTGCGTGGTCGTTGGATATGACCGTTATTCGGCTCAGTATCTTGTGGATGATATGAAGAAATATGGATATAAGATGGATGATGTCATTCAGGGAACTAACCTTACACCGGTTATTAATGAATTTACAGGATATGTAAGAGATGGATTTGTTCATACAGGAACAAATGGACTTTTACAAGCACATATGTCTAGTGTGGCATTAAAGAAAGTTGCGGAGGACAATCGTGTACGTATGATTAAAACTGATCCAAGAAAACATATTGATGGGTATGCATCCGTTATTGATGCATATACAGTAAGACAAAAATGGTGGGATACATTTAAATACCGCCTTGAAAACAAGAAAAGGAAGGTGAATTAGTGGCTAAAAGCAGAAGAAAAAGATTTGGTTTGCTAGGAAGTCTATTAGGACTAAATAAGCCAGCACCTAAACAAAATCAATTACATTCAATGTTTGCAAGCTTAGGTGGATATTCACCAGTGTATTCGTCATATGATGGTGGAATATATGAGATTGGACTTTGCAGAGCATGTATCAATCGAATTGCCACATCATGTGGAAAAGCTTCACCTGAACTGACAAACAAAGACTACAAAAGCAAGATATATAACTATTTGGTTAAGAAAAAGCCAAATCCTTATATGACAGCTAGTCAATTTTATAAAAGATTGGCAACCATATATTTTGCAGAAAACAATGCTTTCATTATTCCAATTGAAGATGAATATGGAATGGTAAAGGGATTATGGCCCGCAGTACCAAGTCAGTGTCAGTTAAAAGAAATCAATGGTGTAGTTTATATTTATTTTAATTTCATCTATGGCGAAACAAAATTAATTGAATATAGCAAGGTAGGGCATTTAAGACAAATGCAGTATAAAAATGATTACTTTGGTGATACGAATGATGCATTTGATACAACAGCTAAATTGATGCTTGCTCAGGAAGAAGGAGCAATTAATGCGATTAAGTCGAGTTCTATTGTTCGATTCTTAGCTAAAATTTCAACACCAATTGACGATGATGAGGATTATAAAGAACAACAAAACATGATCTTAAGAAATAACCTGAACAAGAATGAAACAGGTGTATTCCTTGTTGATAATCGTTTTGATGAAGTAAAACCGATTGAAAGTAAACCACTATTAGTGGATGCCAAGCAGAAGCAAGCAATTGAAAATAGTGTATACAGCTATTTTGGAATTAGTGAAGCTATTTTACAAAATAAATATAAACCTGATGAATGGAATGCATTTTATGAATCAATTATCGAGCCTTTCTTTATTGAAGTTGGAGAAGTGTTGAGTGGAATGCTATATTCCGTAAATCAGATTATGAATGGTAGTGAAATCATTCTTACAAGCGATCGTTTACAGTATGATTCAACACAGACAAAACTGAATGTTGCGACTCAAATGTTCGATAGAGGAATGATTGATACAAACGGGGCATTAAATATTATGAACAAAGCGCCTTTACCAGATGATGAAGGTAAGAAACGCTTTATTCGAGGTGAATACATCCAGGTAACTAAATCAAATCAAGGAGGAATTAGTTACAATGGGGAAACCGAACCACAGCAAAATCCAAATGCGCTCGATCCCGTTCCAAATGAACCCGGTGACGGAAAATAAACGGATTGATACTCAGTACTATGTTGAAGGATATGCTACAACATTTGAACCTTACGTTCTTTATCGAGATTATGAAGGTAATGATGTATATGAGTTGATTGAGCGTTCAAGTTTGGACAACGCTGATATGAGTGATATCATCTTCCAATTTGATCATGGAGGAATGGTATATGCACGTACAAGCAATGGTTCACTTATTGTTGAAGTAGATGAACACGGATTGTTTGTTGCAGCAGATTTAGGAAGAACAGAAGCTGCAAAACGCTTGTACGACAGTATTCAGGCAGGAATGGTTACTCAGATGTCATGGCGATACATGGTGGATGAGGAATCATATGATAGATCTAAAAAGATGTGGACAACACGTAAAGTATCAAAAATTTATGATGTTTCGGCAGTGTCGATTCCTGCAAATGATCAAACATCTATTGAAGCAAGGGCAAAGTCTTTAATGGATGAAGAACGGACTAAAAAAGAAAATGAAAAGAAACGAGAAAGACTGAGTTTGTTGTTGCAGATCAAGGAGGCTATTAATTAATGTTTACAGAGCAACAACTAGCAGCATTCAATGCAATGAATCACGAACAGATTCAAAAAAGATTTAAAGAAATTCAAGATGAGGTCAACAAAAACGATCCTAATACAGACTTGGAAATGTTACAGGCGGAATTTGATATCTTGCAAAAACGTGACAAAGAGTTACAAGGCAAGGTTGCAAAACGTCAAGCGTTCTTAGATACTATGGCAAAATCTATTGTAGATGAAGAAGGTGCTTTTGTTACACAACAGGAACAAGCTCGTAGCAAAGCACATCCATCAATGCCTACAAACTTATCAGAACGTAAAAAAGGAATGGAAGACGATATGGAGTATCGTAGTGCATTCATGGAATTCGTTCAAAAAGGAAAACAGTCAGAAATTTTAAGACAACGTAGTGCAGAAGCAGGTGTGGCAGCTGATCTAGGTATTTTAATTCCTGAAACAATTGTTCAGAAAGTAATGACTGAATTAAGTAAATCACGTGGTTACTTATACAATGCAGTATTACATACAAATTTCCGTGGTGGTGTTAAATATCCTATCGGTTCATTCAAGGCTACATTTAAACGTATCACAGAAACAACAGTGTCTGATCGTCAAAAAGCCGGTTCTGTTACAGAATTTGTACAATTTGGATATTTGATTGGTGAAATTCGTTTAGCACGTACATTACTACAAACTGTATTAACTGTAAATGCATTCGAAACTAAATTAGCAGAAGTTATTGTAGAAGCTTATTTGGAAGCTATGGATCGTGAAATTTTAACAGGTCAATCTGAAAACAATGAGTGTGAAGGTATTTTAACAGAAGCTAATAAAGTAAGTGGACGTATTAAAGCAGATCACATTATTGAATTTACTGAGGAAGAAATGAAAGATTGGAAATCATGGCAAACAAAATTCTTTGCGAAGATTCCTTTATCAATGCGTAAATTAAAACCAGAGTTTGTTATGACTCCTGCAACATATGAAGCAAACATTAAAACATTGGCTGATCAAAATAATCGTCCTGTTTATGCAGAAACATTTAATCCTATTGATGGTGCAGAACGTGCTACATTCGCAGCTAGAACTGTTAATTTCGTTGAAAATGATACGTTTAAAGATTTTAATGAAGCACAAAACGGTGATTATTTCGGAATGTATTGGGTAGGAAAAGAAGCCTATGCGATCAATTCAAATATGCAGTTTGGTGTGAAGAAGTACTGGGATTATGAAAAGAATGAGGAAGTAACTCAGGCATTAGTTATCAATGATGGTAAAGTATTAGATCCTCAATACATCTTCTTGTTAAAAAAAAAGTAGCTTAAGCAATGGAGATGTTACAAAAGATGAAAGTCAAACAGGAACACAATCATTAAATGATGAAGAACCTGTTGGAACTGATGATGAACCTATTTTATTAGATGATGAGCCTAAGAAAACTACTCGAAAAAGCAGTGCGAAGAAAGCTTAGGTGATAGATAATGGGGTTCAATATTTCTGAAAGCCTTCTAGAACGTGTTAGAACTGCTGCTACAAGAGCTAAATCACATGCTTATGATGATGAAATCAAAACGTATATCAATGCATGTTTATACGATTTGGATAGATTAAATATCTTATTTGATGAAGATGATTTAGAAGATGAAATTGTAGTAGCGGTAATAGCATATGTAATGTCAAAATTTGGTACAACGGATGCTTCAAATAAAGAATCAATGGCTAAAACATATGAGGATTTACGTCAGATTCTTATGACAGATAAATCTCATAAGAAGGTGAAATAGTATGGCATATGAATATACTCGTGAGAATAATCTTTACTACGATGTGGCATATCTGATTGAAAAAGAAAGATATGTGGATGCAGATGGTGTGGAACGTGTTAATGAAACTGAGAAGGAAGTATTTTGCCGTGTCGGTGGAATTTATTCAAAAGAATTTAATGAAGCCTACCAGGCAGGCATACAGTTAGCGTATAAGCTTGTTATTCCTACTATTGATTACAATGATGAAACGACAGTGAAATACAACGACAAAAAGTATGCAGTTTATCGTACATTCCCATCCGGAGATACGATTGAACTATATGTTCAACAGGATGCTGGAGAATGGAAACAGTAAGACAACAGATTGTAGCTAAATTCACTGAACTTTTAGGTGAAGGACAATTTGTATACGGAAGTTTCAAATCAAAACCCCATACCCCCTATGGGAATTATGCATTGGATTATACAAATAATTACTTTGCAGACAATAGAACGTATTGTAAGATTGGAACTTACATATATAGATTAGTGACTGATCAAAAAGATTTTGAATTAGAAGCTAAAATCGAAGATATGTTTGATGAATTAGAAATACCATACCAAACCATCACAGATGAAGATATAAACACTCAAAAAGTACACTGTACAGAATGGACGGTGACATTAGTTGGCCGTCAATGATGTATATTGCGATATGTCGCAACTTGGGCCTGAAATCAGAAAGATGATTCAAGAATATAAAGAGCATTCTTTGGCGCAGATTGATAGAGCAGTAGAAGAAACTACAAAAGATTCTAAAGACATTGTTAAAGCTAAGGCCAATGTAGACCATAGAAACACGCGCAGAAAGGGAAAATATAAAAGGTCTATAACATATAAGATAGAACGTGAATTAGCTCATACACGCGGTGTTATTTATGCGAGTGGCCATGAATACTCATTAACTCATTTATTAGAAAACGGACATAATTTATGGAATTCTCCTAGACGTACACGTGCATTTAAGCACTGGAAAGATGGAGAAACAAACGCAATCAAGGAACTGCCAAGTTTAATCGAAAAATATTTGAAAGGATAGAAACTATGGCAGAAAAAAACAAAGTACGATTCGGTCTAAAAAATGTACATGTATGTTCTATTACAGAAAGTGCAGGATCAATTACATATGGTACGCCTACTGCATGGAAAGGTGCTAAATCATTAACACTAGATCCAGAAGGAGATACAAATACATATTATGCAGATAACACTGCGTATTTCACAACGAATACAAACAATGGATATTCAGGAAGTTTGGAAATGTCTGAAATTCCTGAAGAAATTGAAAAAATGATTTTCAATACAGTGACAACAGAAGAAGGTAACTTAGCAGAAGATGCAAACGTATTACCTAATAATGTTGCGCTTATGTTCCAATTTGAAGGTGATGTAAGTGCTACTAAACATATCTTCTATAAGGTTGTATTTGCACGACCAAATGTAGAAGGTGAAACAAAAGAAGAAAGCACTGATCCTACTACTACATCGATGGACATTACAGCAGTTCCTGTTGAGAAAGATGATCATCAATGGGTAAAGGCAAAATGTCGTAAAGGTGATACAAATTATGAGAGTTTCTTTACAACTGCTCCAACATTACCTACTCCAAAAGCTGGTGAAATGAGCCAGGAAGAAGGTACACCGGTAGCTGTACAAAGTGATGATGGAAAGGAAGTGAGCACATTATAAGAGGGGCAACCCCCTCTTTGTGAGGTTATATGGAACAGACATTAACTATTGATGGTAAAAAATATAATTTATTGTATAAAGGCAAAACGGCTAGCATTTATAGAGATTGTTTCAACAGAGATTTGTTAGTGGATACTCAGGAAGTGCAAATCAAATTTGGTGAAGCTATCGAAAAAAATGTTCGTGAAGGAAATCCTGATCGAGATCCTTATTTCACTTTATTGCAAGCAAATGGATCTTTATTTTTTGAAAGGTTAGTTTGGGCATGTATCAAGACGTATGACACATATCATGGAAAAGAAACAAAAGCGTTCCAAGATTTTGTTGATGAAATTGAAGATTATCAAACCTATGTAATGAGTGGAGTTGTTATTCTAGAACAAATTATCAATGCAAATAAAGCAACGGTAAAAGATGAATCCGATGAAGTAGTTTCAGATGATAAAAAAAAAGAAGCGTAAGCTACACTGATTTAGTATTAGGTGGATTAAATTTAGGATTAAAAATAGATGAAATAGAGGATATGGGCATAGGAAGATTGTTTGATTTGATTATTGCACGTGGAAATATGCAGTCCAAAGTAAATAATTCAAAAAACAAAATTCGTATTCGTAAAGCAATCCAAAGCGACTTTGACAGATTTTAGGAGGTACTAAAATTGTCAGGTTACAGTCAAGTAAGAGGTATCTCCGTAAAAATTGATGGAGATACTACAGGCTTTCAAAAAGCAATTAATAAAATAAAATCCGAAACAGCAGGATTAGATAAAACAATGTCAAAACTGAAGTCTTCTATGAAATTCAACGAAGGAGATTTTCAGTCCTTTGCGACATATCAGAACTTGTTACAAGATAAAATCAAAAGCACAACTAAGCAATTGGAAGTCTATAACAAGAAACTGATGAATTATCCAAAGACACAGAAGCAGTGGGCCGATGCGGTTTCTTCTGCTACTAAGTCTGTTGATAATTACACTCATACGTTTAATTCTTTGAATAAAGAATATACAAACAACAACAAGCAGATCAACGCATGGAAAGAAGCAATTGCGAACGGTACGCGTTCGGCAGAACAAGGCGAAAATGCTATTCAAAGATTAGCTTCACGAAATGTCACTTTAAAAGAAGCAATGGATGATTGTAATTCAGGCATTGCCGAACAAAAAAAGGTATTGGTTGATTTAGGTAGTACATATGAAGATTCTCAACGCACATATCTAGGTTTAAAAGCAGGTGCTTTAGGACTTAAAAATGAATTGGCAGGTATGTCAAAATCATTCATTTCAACGAATGAAACATTGTTAAGACTGTATGATACGTTAGGAAAAGTAAGCTCAAAATCAGAACAGTTTGCAAACACTGTAAAACCATTGTCTATGTTATCTTTTGCAGGTATTGCAGCCGCTACAAAGACGGCTATTGAGTTTGAAGATGCATGGACTGGTGTTACAAAAACAGTAAATGCAACCCCTCAACAGTTTGAAAAAATCAATGCAGGCTTAAAAAATCTTGCACAAACTACATCGAGTACCTATCAAGATATTGCACATTATGCAGAACTCGCAGGACAAATGGGTATCCCTACAGATTCTATTGTTGGATTTACTAAAACTATTACAGAATTGGGTGATACTACAAATCTTGTTGGTGAAGAAGCAGCACAAAGTATTGCCAAGTTCTCAAATGTAATGGTTTCGCAGTCTAAAAAGACAAACACATATTATTCTCGTTTAGGTTCTACAATCGTAGACTTGGGAAATAAATTCTCAACAACTGAAGCAGATATCATGGCAATGGCAACACGATTAGGTGTTGCAGGTAAGATGGTAGGCTTTAACTCTAACCAAGTATTAGGATTATCAACCGCATTATCTTCATTAGGAATTGAAGCTGCTGCCGGTGGCAATTCTGTTTCTAAAATGTTGAAGACAATTGATCTATCTGTTTCTACGGGAGATAAGAAACTACAGAAGTTTGCAGAAGTGTCTGGCATGACTTCTCAACAATTCCAAAAGGCTTGGGGAGAAGATGCAGCGGGAACATTCTTAAAGTTTGTAGAAGGTATTGGAAAATCGGCGGATGTTACAAAAACATTGGATGAATTAGGCATTAAGGAAGTACGACAAGCACAAGCAATGGGTGCTTTGGCGCAAAGTTCGGATGTATTGGCTAGTGCATTAAATGTTTCTAAAAATGCCTGGAATGACAATACGGCAATGGCAAACGAAGCAGAAAAGCGTTATGCGACATTGAAATCTCAGTTATCTCAAACATGGGAAGCAATTAAACAAGCTGGTGATGAATTAGGTCAAGCATTTGCACCTACATTAACAGATCTATTAAAGATAGTAAAAAAGGCAGCTAACGCATTCTCTAATTTAGATGAAGGAACGCAACAGACAATCGCAAAGATGTTATTGTTGACAGCAGCTGCTTATCCAACCGCAAAAGGTGTAAGTAAAGTAGCTGGTGCAACGCAAAGCGCTGTTAAGTTCTTTACTAAAGCCCATCCAAGCTTAGAAAAAGTAGCGGATGGATTTGGAGATGCTGCAAGCGCAGGAAAATTAGCAAATACTTCTGTACTTTCTTTGGCAAAAGGTTTTGTGCTAACACATCCAGCAATCACTGCTGTTACAGTTGCACTTGGTGCTTTTGCAGGTGCTGTTGTTTGGGCGGATAAAACGCGCAAGGAAGCGATGGAAACTGCAAATAAAGAGCTTGCATATAAAGATACAGATTATGCAGTTACATTAAAAGTTATTGATGGTTATGAGAAGTATGCAAAGTCAATGTCTAAAACTAAGACAAGCATGGGTGAAATTGTAACTCAATATATGCAAAACAACAAAACCGCAAGTCATTTGATGCAAACAATTGAAGATCTTAACGCAAAAGAATCTTTAAATGCTACACAAAAGACTATGCTTGCAGAAGCAGTTAGGGAGTTAAATCAACTTTATCCTGATTTAGGAGTAGAAATTGACGAGAATACTGGCAAACTAAATCTTAATGATGATGCGCACTATAAAAGTATTGATGCAATCAAAGAAAGAATCACTCAGATTCAAGAAGAAGCAAAACAAGAAGCGTTGGCAAGTATCGCAAAGAAAAATGCCGCTGCTCAATTGAAAGCGGAATTAAAGAATGCTGAGCTTACGGAAAGCATTAATAGTACAACGGATTCATTAAGAAAATTAAGTGCAGAATATGTAGCAGGCCATATTTCGATGCAAGATTACATGAATCAATCAAGTGCATTGAGGGATTCAATCAATACATTATGTACGGATTTAGCGGATTCTTATACGAAATTGCACGAAACGCAGACACAATCCATTCTTCAATCTAACTACTTAGAAACACAGTCGTTTGAACAGATGGGAACGACTATGAAGGCACAGTTGACTGATATTGCAGCACAGGCAGCGCAATCAGGTATTCAAATTCCACTTGGTATTCAAGAAGGAATTACAAATGGAACTGCAAATGCGGTAGAAGCAGCTAACTATATGGCTAGTTTGATGAATTTTCAACAACTTGTAGATCAAGCCGGTATGATCGGTGGTTCTATTCCTATGAGTGTAGCCAATAGTATTCTTGCAAATTGTGGAAGTATCACAGAAGCAACCAATGCCATGAACAATTTAATTACATTGGCACAGGCAGTTCAAACTGCTGGTATTGAAGGACAACAAATTCCTGCTGATGTAGCTGAAAAAGTTGCTAGTGGACAAATGTCTGTTGGAGATGCGGTAACTAAAATGATGCAAGACACAGATCCGAAAATGAAAGAAGCCGGTGAAAAGATGAAAAAACAAGCTGACAAATCAATCACTGGTATTGCGGATGCATTTGCGAATGACGGAACTACATCAGCTGCTGTTGGAAGTATGGGCGGAAAGATGGAAAAATCACTGCAACCTCACTTAGACGGTATGGTTACAAGCTCTGCTAAAGCTTATTCAGATATTAAATCAAATATTGATAAAGCTCAAAGTTATGCAGACAGTCATCCTATCACAGTTACACATACAACTATAAAAAAGACAAGAGTTGTTGAAGGTGATGACAATAAAAAATATTTCCCACAATCTTTGTTTAATGCGGATAAACCTGTTGTTGACACGGATATTATGCCAATGAGTGCAGATGCAATCGCTACATATTCTGATATCAGTCCGTATGCATCTGTTGCGAATGCTACAACAGCTATTATGGGTGGAACTACATCACGAAGCTATGGAAACGTTGGTAATATAAATTTGAGTGCAATCACAAATAGATTGGATCAAATGATTAATGCGATTGGAAATTGTGATCTAACAATCAATCTACAACCTATGCAATTGGACGGAAATGTTGTTACAGATACTGTACAAGAAATTATATCAATTCGAGATATGTTGAAATCATGGGGAAATGGAGGTTCATAGAATGTATCATTTTAGATTTACACCTGAAAATAAACTGCGTTATACGCAAAATATTATGTATTTATTAAAGGTAAGTGAGCGCCCTGTTATTCCTATGGCAGAGGAAATTGTAGAAACATCTACACTTGGTGACGGTACTACATCGTATCGTCATACAGGTGTATATCAAGATCGCAAAATTCCTATTAAATGCAACTTTGTTTTAAATAGCAAGAAAGAATATCTAGATCGTATCTATAAAATCCAACAATATTTCAATGGAAATAAAGGAATATTGGAGTTAACTAGTGATGATAGAGAACATTATTGGAAGGTAAAAAATGTAACGTTCGATATGGATTCAAGAGACTTTGGACGAGGAAGCGAATTTACAATCACGTTTATTTGTGAACCTTACAGATACGTAAATAAGTATTCAAGGCCATACGATATTATAAGTGGAAAAAAGGTAGAACTTGCGAATTATTATGAAACAGCATATCCAATCTATCGTTTATATAACACTTCCATGAATGCGAAAAACATTACGATCAATTGTAATGGAAATAGTTTTACAATCACAAACCCTTTTAACGGTACATCGGATATTTCTTATGTTGAAATAAATACGGAAAATTCTTATATGAAAACACACTATAAAAATGGAACGTATAAATATGATACATTGAAAACAAGTGGTTCGTTTGATGGACTTAAATTTAATTATGGTTCAAATAATGTATTGATCACAACGGATATTGGTGCTATTCGTGCAGAAATTATACGTAATTATAGGGAGAAATAAAGATGATTCATTTATTCTTTTCTAGAAAAAAAACAACATATGCGCAAATGAAAGAACGTAATGGAGATGTAATTTTAAAACATTGTGTTAGTGCTAAAGCAGTGTTTGAAAGAAATTCTATTTGGTACGTAGAAATAGAATTCCCAAAAAGGGATTTGATGGGTATGGAAATCAGTGATGAGTCCGTGTTTAAAGTGGATATAAATTTTGAAGAACCACAGTTATATAGAATTGTGTATCCAAAATACAACAAACAAAGCGATACATATACATGCTATGCAACACATGTGTTATTTGACTCTCAAAAAGAAGTGTTTGTGTTTGATGATCGTACTATGAGTGGTACGTGGCAAGATGCAGTGAATACCGCAAATGATATTATTGCAAATTCACGGCCCAATTATCCTTATAAAATTTATGGTCATGGAAAATATGCAAACTATGCCAACGTTAATGCAGAGGATGAAAAAATCGTTTATTTCCGTAATGTTCAGAATAGTGGGTATTGTTTAGATGTTCCAAGCGCAAGTGAAGATGCATCTGTACAGTTACAGACATATCAAAGAAACAGAACATCTGCACAAACTTTTATGTTGAAAAAAGTTGGTTCAGACAGATATGGAGACATATATGGGATTTTATCTTTATGCTCATGTAGATGGCTTAAATTGGATTCCGGAAAGGTTGTGCTAGGAAGTCTATCTGAAAGTCCTTCAGATGATTCTGAAAAATGGTGGTTCATTAACAATGAATCTAGTTATGAAATTGCACCATATGGAAACATATATTATGGAATATATCCTAGTTCGACAAGTATTGGAAATGGTAACAAAGTTGTTGTCGCTGATAGAGGTGCTTCCGAAGTTGGAAATGCGTGTAAATGGATGATTGAAGATGTTGATTCCACACAAACTGCATATTGGGTTCGATATAATCTGATCCAATGTTTGTTTGGGACAGAAGAAAATTCCATGATGAACAGATGGCCTGAATGTGAAAATAACAGATATGTTGCGATGTTTAACAATTATGACTGTTATTTTGGAAATCCAGATTACTATGCTTCCAATTTGAAACCAAATGATTTCTTTATAAGTAATAAAGAAATGTCTGAATACACTAAGAAAAAATCAATGGAAAATGTAGTTACAGGAATCATACCAAAGGCATACAATGGACGACTTCTACCGAATAACGAGATCGTTAAGGCTAGTAATTGGGATACGGATGAAATTCACAGAATTGATGTGAAAGAATATTCCGATATCAAATTGATTGCGGATGATTCACAAGCAAAGAAAACAACATTGGGCGTATTTACAAATGAAACGAACCTAAGAAACTATCTTAGAATACAAGCTAAAAAATCTTTGGAGAAAGAACTGCAAGAACCAAAAACAGAAACTTCTGTTAAATTTGAAGAATTATTTCCATACAATGTGCCGAATGCACAGGCGTTAAAAATAAATGATTCAATTTTTGTAGAGACTGATTTTGGAAAACGAGAAAGATTTTATTTAAACAAATTGACCTATAACTTGATTACGGAAAGGCCTGAAGATTTAGATCTTGTATTAGAAAGTGAGGTATAACATGGCAATTGTATATAATGATTTGACCGTTAGTTTAACGAAGCCAAACGACAACTTGATTGTTGAAATGGTAAGAGCTGATTCGGGGCGAGGATTAAGAATTTTTGTGAGTGATGATGTGATTACTAGTAATAGCTCAAATGTTGATGAATCTTTGCATGCGATTTTATGGACTAAAAAGCCGAGTGGATTAATGGTTAGCATTGGTTCTACATCTGTGTCAAGGTTTGAAAACTCAAATGCATACGAAATTGAATTTTCAGATACAGAAGCTTTTCAAAATATCTTAGCAGAATTAGGAATTTGTGAATGCCAGGTGACATTAGAGTCTAGTGGAACATTTGTCACAACTTTTAATTTTAAGATTAAGGTTGTTGATAATCTTGCAGCGCAGGAATCGTTAGAATCGACTGAAGAATACAAATCAATGATGGAATTGGTTGCGAAAGCAAATGCATATAAAAATGAATTAGAAAATTATGTGGCTCAATTTAAAAATCAACTGAAATTAACAGTTAATGTTAGATATGGTACTTCAGATCCTGTTGTACAAGATGGTGATAAAGCTGGAGATATCTATATCAAATATGAGGAATAGCGTATGACTGTTTTAGCAACATTACCATATAATCAGTATTTAGTACTTACGTTTGAATCTTACAATGAAAGGTATGAAGGGTCATATCCTAATTTAAAATTTAAAGCGGATGTAAGGTTTAAATATACCGGAAACTTCAAAATCCAAGCAAACAATGTTGTTAGACTTGGAGGACTTTCTAAAACTATTTCAAGGTGGGATTTAAATTATATCCAGGATTCAGGATGGTATTATCTAGGACAGATAAATGAACCTATGTATTGCAATAGGCAACGGCATTTTGAATGGGATGCGAGTTGTCAAGGATGGCCTAATTTATCAGGACAAGCAACATTGACTACACCTGAGATTGAATTGCCAACATATGAAACAGAGGTATCAGATATTAATAGTACCTCAATTTCTATTTATGGAAGATTAAAAACGAATCCTTACAATTTGTATACTTTGCGTATTTATTCAAGTGCAACAGAAAAATTTATTGTGGACAAATTAAATGGTACACATGTTGTAAGTGGATTGAAAGGTTCGACAAGTTATGAATTTCATATCGAACCGTTTATGGCCGACTGTTCGGGATCGTATTTACTTCAAACAGTATTAGAAGCAACAACGTTAGAAGACTATAAAAAGATATCTGTAACGAGTGTAGATGTAACTATATCTCATATTGATGATAAGTATGATAAAGCAGTGTGTGTTGCACATACAACGGATGATGCACATGTTACAAAGAGTCATTGGGATTATGATGGTATGGGAAGTGATTTAACTTCAGATAATCTTACAAAGGAATTTAAAGTGCCGAATGGTAATGAGCGTAGAATGCTTGTTTATGTAACAGATACTTTAGGAAGAACGAGTGATTGGTTTTACTTTTCCATCATTGCATCTGCATCCTATAGAGAAGTATGGGTGTTTGATGGAAATAATTGGAAAAAAGGAAAATCACTTGTTTTGAGTAGTGACGGAAAAACATTTGAGAAATGTAGACTTTATTGTGATACAGGACTTGAATGGAAAGGCGCAAAAAGATATGGAGAGGATTAAAAATGGAAATTAAAAGAGATCATATTTTCATAAATCAAGGAGATACCATCTATACAGATATTTTAATTAAGTATAAGAATGGACAAGTATTTATTCCTGGTAAGGATGATTCTTTAGAGTTCATTATCTATAAAGATGGCAAAGAACTTATTAAAATTCCTATTGATGAATCTTTGAAGGTGATTTGCCAAACGGATGAACTTTCTGTTGGTGCTTATAATTGGATGGTTCGTATTGATGTCAATGGGATTAAAGAAACACCGTTAAAAGGAATTCTTCAAGTGAAAGGAGTTTAGATATGGATGGATTGAAAGCAAGACTAAGCTTTGATGCGGTTGCTTATGATTATGATGATGAATATCTTACAATTGATACAGATACACATACTATTAATATTTATAATGTATCTAGATTGTTCGGAGTGCAATATGATGGAAATTCTAAGCTGATTAAATTTAGAATCAGAAACAAGTTATCTGAAATTCAAAAAATGCAAGATTCAATTGTTTATATAAATTGGATTGATTCTAAGGGAGTTAAGGGCCAGTCAATTGCGATTAACAAAACAATTAGTAATGATATTTGTGAATTTGCATGGAAAGTACCATTTGATGCTTTGAAAAACTCAGGAGTATTACATTTTGCAATGAGTGCAGTTATGACTAAAAATAGTTCAAGTGTAATTGATCAAAGATGGTCTACACAAATTGCATCTGTAATTACACCTGATGGAATTTATATTAAATCTTATACTCCTAGTAGCGAAGAAGAAGATAGAATTGCACAAATCTATAACGAATTATCAAAGATGATAAATAAGCAAAATGATAATTTGCAAGCACAAGTTAATTCA